TTCTTGTAAGCGAGTAAGTTCATTAAGTGCGTCATATGTTATCTCCTGTAAGGCTTGTTGTTGCATTTCCTCAATTTGTTCTGCATAAGGATCTGTTTCTGTTTGCTTGGTAGCAATCTGTTGTTCTAAATTACTCAGGGTAGCTTGGTGTTGTATAGCATCCGATTCTTTGTCGTAGAACATCTTGGGTGGTTTACCTAACACGCCCAGGGCTGTGTGGGCAGTCTCCAGTTCTGATAACAGGGTGCTAAATTCTGTGCCACTCTGTCGAGCCGTAGCCAAATCCGCCTGTTTGCTTTCCAAAACTTGTTGGTGCTTACTGTCGTGGAAGGCCTGTCCGCACGTATGACATTCATGGTTCTCAAGCGTTTCAATTTCTTTTGATAGTTTGGCCGCCAGCTTTTCCTCCCGACCAACATCCAATTTGACGCGGCTGATCTGAACCGATAGTTCATTGATGTCCTTGCGCTTTTGATCCCATTCCTTGTGCGCTTTGTGCGCCGCAATCTCGTCTTCAATCTGAATATTCTGTAACGCCTTAAGGGCTTTCTCAAGTTCCGTGATATCTTCGCCATGTTTGGTAGTCCATAATGTTTGTCTACGCTTTAATGATTCAATCTGTTCTTCGATACGCTTATTTGCTTCTTGAACAGCACGAATTCTAAATTCTTCTTGTGTGATGCCTTCTTTGGTGGCTCTATTGTGTTCTTTGATCTTGTCGGCACGCTCACTCAGCATGGTGATGCCTAACAACTGCTCAATGATAGTACGTTGATCGTTAGCCTTAAGACTCAAGAATGGTTCTGTATAAGTGTTCAGTGCTAGAATATGTTTGAACATATCGTGACTTAGACCTAGAGTTTGTTCAATAGCGTCTTGTGTTTCTCTCGAATCACCTTGTGCTTCGTCTGTAACCACCTGCTCTTGATTGTTTACAAAGAATCTTAATAAGTTAGGCTTACGACCTCGTTCAATCTTGTAATCTTTGCCGCCTACACTAAAATCCAAACTGACCAACATATTTTTGTTGTTGGTTTTGTTTACAAGATTATCCTTGCGGATATTGCTGAGTGCTTGGCCATATAGGCTGTAGCTGAGAGCATTGATAATTGTAGTTTTACCTGTGCCGTTTCTACTGCCATCGCCGCCTAGGTCTAAATTCTCACCTAGCACAAGCGTTAAGTCCTTGCGATCAAAATCAATAGCCTGGGTGCTGTTGCCCACACTCATAAAATTCTTCACGGTCAAATTCTTTATATGTATCATAGGTTTTGATAAATCTTTAACAATAATTTTGGATCGTAAAATTCACTTTCAATATTGGTCAATTGATCTGTAACAATCTGATCCACACTTTCAAACTTGACTTCCCCCGGTGCCATATCAGCATCTACAGCACTACTCTTAACAGGAATCAGCGCCATTTCTCGCAAGCGGTAATCCTTGACAAATGTGTCTTTGATAAAATTAGCTTCTTCGTAACTAATATCAATATCTAATTCTACACGAACATGCATATTAGGCACAAGTATTTTGGGTGCGTTATCAATAACTTGACTTAGTTTAAGCACACGATACAAGGGTTGTCCAGGCCACGCATGATACACTGGCTCGGATCCCCACTCTAGGATCATCATGCCGCGGTCCGCATCACCGGCATCGGCATAGTTGTGTGGGAAACAGTTGCCAATATAGTTGATATTTTTTTTCTGTTGTCGTAAATGGAAGTGCCCACTGAATACTCGATCAAAGCCGCCAAAACTTTCTACCTTGACTTCGCCGTGATCTGGCATTTCTACCATGGCATTCATTTTAAAGTGTGGCAATTCAAAATGCCCAAACATGTACTTGGCACTCATTCGAGGAATCCGTTTATGATCATCACCAACTAGCCACGGAGCAATTATGACATCGCCGTCTTGGAACCAATCGTTAACAATTTGGATATTGGGTATGTGTTTGGCCCACTCTGTACTATAGATATCTCGCTTGTCACGATAGTATAAATCGTGATTGCCAGGAATAAAGTAAAAACGATCAAACGCTTTAGACAATTTTTCTAGACTACGCAGGCTATATTGTAATGTTTGCATATTGATGGCTGCACGTTGATGACTCCAATCACCTAGGAACATACCAGTTTCGCAACCATTGGCTTTGGCCGTCTCAATAAACCAATCAACAAAATCACTACAATCTTGATTGTGTTGTAGGCTGTTTGACTTAAGGCCAAAATGTAGATCCGTGCAGACAGCTACTTTTTTAAACAAATTACTCATTTATTGTTCCCAGGCTTTATACCCATTATACGATAATCCTTTTGCAGTTTTTTCTAAAATTGTTTTAGCCCACTGACCTGTTTGTCGTTGAAACTCACTTTTACTTGGGTAGTATAACATACTTCCATCAGTAAGTTCAACTACTAATTTCTTCGAAACTTTGGTTGCACCTTTTAACGAATTTTTTTTATTAGTTTCGCACAGTTGATCATAATTTTCTTGTTGCCATTTAACTATTCCAACCTTCTTTTTTTCTTTTTCAATAGGATTAGCCTTGTAAAATTCTTTTAAGGTTTCGGACTTTTTTTGATAAATGTCAGCAGTGTGTAAATGTTTTGTTAATTTTTTTCTGTCTTCCGGAGTAGTATTTGCCCACTTGATACTTTTGTTATACTCTCGAAAGTTATCACCTAATGCATCTTTGATTTTGCTGATGTCTTCGTCTGACAACTGATGTAATAAATGTTTGCCCATTCCGTCCCCGCCGGGGGTAGAGTTTAACCCATTTTTATAAGAATCAAACTTTTTAATATATCCAATTTCTGCTAATGCTAATTTTGAAATACTGTCAAAATTGTCTTCTACGATCTCAACTAAACAATTTTCAATTCCGTATTTGTCCATTGCACAGTACAATTTTGTATTAGTGCAAATCATTGAATTTTGACAATGTGTTTTCCACCTACTTAACTTATATGATGGTTTAGTATCAAATCCAATGTAACATTGATTTAACGGAACAACAGTAATTTTATAGATGTACATATTTTTTAACCCAAAGTGTATATGTTTATTTATACACTTTGAGTCAAAAGTTTGGTTAAGTTTCGTTGTTGTATTCAGAGATGTCAATATTGGTAACCACAGCACCGAAGTTAGGATTCCGCTTACCGGCATTTTGTCTAGTCCAGCTAGGATTAAGACCAGCTTGTTCTAACATGTCATCGCGGATGTTTTGATTTTTCTTCTCAAGATTTAAAATACGAGTGAACGAATTTGTAATGGCTGCGGTGTAGTAGGCAAAGGGATTTTGACTCTTTGATTCGTCAAACTGTAGACCAATCTGACTCAGTTGTAGCAAGGCTTGTCCACGCATTTCTTCGTTGTAGGTATAGCCACGCCAGTTGCTACGAGTAGCATAGCGTTCACACAATTTTATATACATAGTGGCCAAGGTGCGTGTGGCTTGCCCGTGGTCTTTGGAGAACTCGCCTGTTTCAAAATCACCACGCCAGTGGCTCTTGCCCACCTGGAATGGTTGTTTGTTTTCGTCTAGACGATAATGATAAAATGGCGGAAAATTTAGTCGTACATGCTTTTCGTCTAAGATTGGAATGTCTAATAACTCAGCTAGGGGATCTTCTTCTGTGTCTAGTTCCAGCTCAAAAATATCCTCAATTTTTTTCTTCTTGGTGGCACTTTTTGGTATCTTTTTAGGTGCCATGGGTATGTGGTCCCAACAGGTAATACGGAATACTAGGTCAGTATTTGGTATCTTCTTTGGATCTACAATGACGCCTTCACGCTTTAAACGATCAGCTCGATTGCGTCTAGCTTCGGCAATGGTACGCTGATTAATCTTGGCCAATGTGGGCAAAATAATATCATACTGATGATCCGCCACAGGATCTAGGTATGTACAGTAGGTATTTTTGCTTAGGTGTATTTGTTTTAAGATGTCACGATTATTTAGATAATTCGTTTTTGCTGGTGTTCTTGTGGGTGTAGTTGACACTCGTTGATCTCCTAATAGTATATTTATTGTAGCACAAAAACCACACATGTCAACCTTTAAATCATTATCTGGGTGGTTTATTTTTTCACTAAATATAGGATAGGAAAACAATTATGGCTGGATCACCACTATCTATAGGCACCAACAAGACCACAGTCTTTAATGCCGATAAGACTGACTTTAAAACAGTAATTACATATGAGGTGTATAATGATAAGACTGGCCAGATGCAAAACTTTGCTACCTATGCAGAAGCGGCTGCTTATACAAACAATAATGGCGGTAGTGCGGCGCTGACACCACCCGGTCAACAACCCATATCCTATGCTGGATCAGATCCAGATATTCAAGCTCAAGTAGCTCAAAAAGCACAAGACCAAGGACTAAAAGTACAAAATGAGGCCAATGCAACCGGACTGCCACCACCGGCACCAGTGAGCCCCACTACAGATCCACAAACCGGTTCTGGTGAAATTGTGGCTACTCCACCTACTGACTTTCAACAGGCCGGCAACACATCTGGTTACGGTGAACCAAACGAAACCCAAGTTCCTGCAAGCGAGGTCAAATATTCTGCTGCAGATTTAGAAGCATTGGCCGCTCGTAACAATGTGAGCTTGGGTGAACCCGACCCCGAAGTTGGTATCGTTGAAGCGCAACTGTATCGAGATGAAGCCACAGCCCGCAGGCAAAGCGAAGTGTCGTCTGGAGTATTTCAAACTAAGAATCAAGACACCAACCAGAGTCTGTCACAACAGATGCCGGCCAACACCGACTGGCGTGTGACCTTGAGATTAGCGCCCAATGCTGACTATTTGTACAAGGCCACCGACGCTGGCTTATTACAACCACTAAAAGTTACCAATGGAGTTATATTTCCATACACGCCAAGTATCACTACCGCCTACAAGGCCAATTACAGCAACTATGATTTGACTCACTCAAACTATCGCGGATATTTTTATCAGAATAGTTACACAGATGCAATTACTTTAAATGCTCCTTTTACCGCACAAAGCACCAGTGATGCAGCTTATGTCCTAGCCGTGATACATTTTTTCCGCAGTGTAACAAAAATGTTCTACGGTCAAGATACAACATATAAAGGTAGCCCTCCTCCCTTGGTATTTCTTAGTGGGCTTGGCGATTATCAGTTTAATAATCATCCTTGTCTGGTGCAATCATTCAACTATGTGTTACCAGCCGACGTAGACTATATCAGTTCTGGATCGCCAAACAATCTTGGATTGAACCTACAACCTTTGCAGAATTTGTACTCTACCACATTAAACGCTGTAGCACCCACAGTGACCAGATTGGCCACAGCATTTTTACCGCCAGGCGCCCAAAATGCTATACCAGCGCCGTTAAAAAGTTTGTTAAGTAATCCCACCTATGTACCTAGTCGATTAGAAATACAACTCACACTATTGCCGGTACAAAGTCGTCAACAAGTCAGCAAACAATTTAGTCTCCAAGGATTTGCCAATGGACAATTACTAAAAGGAGGGTTCTGGTAATGAGCGGCCAATATTCTAGTACCAGTCCATATTTCTTAACAGGGTACAGTCAGTTTTTCTTGGATACCATGGTCAACCGACCCATACCCAAAGAAACAGATGATATCTTGTTTACTATCAATACCACATTCCAATACAGACCAGACCTGTTGGCCTATGACTTGTATGCTGATGCTGGCCTATGGTGGGTGTTTTATCAACGCAACCCTAATACTCTAACAGCACCACCCATGGACTTTGAAGCAGGCGCTGTGATCTACCTGCCTAAAATTGATACCTTAAGAACAGTGTTGGGATTCTAACATGGCTTATAGTCTTTCAGCTATTCCTGGGTATGACGCTCTCAAAGCTCAAGCAGATGTTGCTAAAGCACAAGCAGAGACATTTGCCGCCCAACGCAATGCGGCAAACGAAGCTGGAAATACTGCGGCCGCAAATTCTTATAATCAGCAGGCTGCAGAAGCAACAGCAACCTACATAGGTTTAAACAACCAACTTCAAGAATTGGTTCTTAATAGCAGCAATACAGATTTAGCCAGCCCCACGGTCACCACCGGCCAGTCACAGAGCACACCAGCCGCCAATTCCAGAGAAGATGGCCCTACACAAGCACCCACATCGGGCGGTGTTGGCGCAGGAACATCCTCTAATTCTGCCCAGTCTAGAGGACCTGACAACAATCCAGGGCCCAACACTGCTACTACACAACAGGCTCTGGCTGTTTTTTCTACGTCAACAAATCAACTAATCGTAACTCAACCCAATCAACTGGATCAATATGCCAGTTATACCTATGGTATCAGCTGGTATGTGTTGACTCCACAACAATACAATGCCTCAGTCAATGAACAGCGAGCCAATTTAGCCGGATGGCAACTCTTGATGCAAAGTGGCGGAGCTCCGATCAAAGGCCGTAGTCCAGCATTTCCCTTGGATTACTACATGGATGATCTTGAGATAGACAGCCTCGTAATGGGCGGACAAAACATGGCCAACACAGCCACACGAATTAAATTTAGAGTGGTTGAGCCCAATGGTATTACACTAATAGAAAATTTGTTCAGAGCAGTCCAGTCAGCCTACGGCAATGCACAACAACCAAACCCCAACACCGGTGGAGCCGCCAAACAACCAACTACTACAAAAACAACCAACTATCTCCAGGCGCAGTACTGTTTGGTTATACAATTTTACGGCTATGACAAAGATGGTAAGTTGGTAGCTCCAGCCAAAGGCAAGTACAACACCACCAGTGGTAGTGCCAGCGGTGGCTATGGTCAAGAATCAGTAATCACCAAATACTATCCCTTTATACTGGACACGATTGATTTTCGTGTAGCCAACCGTGCCGTAGAATATGAAATAACAGGAGTTCCTATACCACAATGGTATGCTGCCAGTACCGACCGAGGAACAGTTCCTCATGATTTTGTTATGACCGGGCAAACAGTGGAACAATTGTTAACTGGCAGCCCAGCAACAACCGCTGCAAACACAACTGGTGCCGGCGAAAGAAAAACCACCACAGTGCCAACCCCATCTGTACCGGTTGCTGATCCTTTTGAATTAAACGATACTGGATTTGCTACCAATGCAGGTGGCGCAGCGTTTGGTAACCCAAATCTTGGAAGAAGAAGATAATTATGGCCAATATAACATATAATCCAGAGGCTATAGCCAAGAAAAACTTTGGGGGGCCAGATGGGTCCCGTTTGGCGTCAACGCCGGAGCAATTGGCTGCCAAACAGGAAGTGCTGATTAGAGGGTCCACCATTGCTGAAAGATCTGTTGACCTGTCGGCAACCTCTGCTCCGCCCAAAGCATCTGCCGCTCCGGTAGCAGGAAGCCAAGATATTTTTGCTGGACTATGCCAATCTCTTAATCAAAACCAACAAGAGCTAATCAAATTAAAACAACGCGAAATAGCAGATATCTATGATATTCGATTTGATCCACCTGCCATGGGCCAATCTACAATCAAACGTCCTGGTGATCAAAATTTAGACCAAGCTCCTATGCGAAATAATCAAACCGCAAAGAAACTTAACACAGCTGAGGATAAGGTAAATCGCAGTGCCATGACCTGGACAGTAAAAGCTGGATCACAGATTGTGCAGGTGATCGACCAAGTACTACGCAACAGCAGTTATATCACAGATCAACAGATTGTACAGATAAGTCCAGTAGCCGACCCACAAACTGGTGTACAAAAACAAACACCAAGCCCGGGCACCAAAACTGGCACCACAGCATGGTATAAAATTACTGTGTCTGTACAACAACTAGGATATGATACCATCATACGAGATCATGCTTATCGCATGACATTTATTGTTACTCCGTATGCAATTGCACAAATGGCCAGTCAATATTTTCCAGACAGTCGTTATCGTGGCGTCCATAAATCTTATCAGTATTGGTTTACTGGAAACAACACACAAATTCTACAGTATGAACAAAAATACAGTAACGCATATCGTTTAACATTGTCTGGCATTGGTGCTGATTTACAAAAAGAAAGCAGTGCAAATTTCCGAGACCAGTGGCGCAAAATTTACATGGCCACTAGCGAAAATCATGCCCAAGGCGCCAAAAACTATACCAACGAACCTGGTGACAACGCAGCCAGTTTTTTATACGATCCTATGTCGTTGGCCAATGTTAAACTGCGTATAGTAGGCGACCCAGCTTGGATGCAACAAGGCGAGGTAGGATTAGGTCAACTAGCCAGAAATTTTAATTTCAGTCCATTCTTACCTGATGGCAGCATCAACTACGACAGCCAAGCTATCATGTTTGACATCAGCTTCAATCAACCAACTGATTATGACTTTAACACTGGAGTTGTAAATGTAAATGCCCATAATAGTAGTAGTGGTCTACCTCAAGAACACTATACCTACACTGCTACTAGATGTAAAAATATTTTTAGTAAAGGTCGATTTGAACAAGAACTTGAAGGTAAACTATTGATTGAATACAACCAAAGCCCAACTACTAATAACGGAAGATCGGTCGCCACGACCACAAATCCTAGTGCCACAGCCGCTGGAAGTAGGCCAGCAGCTATTCCACAAAGTCAAGCAGATGCACAAGATTTAGAAAACGGTAAAAATGCTGGAACCGGTACTCGTAATACTAGAACAAATGTAAATACCGTTTCCTCTGTGTCAGAAATAGAGTATGATCAACTTGGAAATCCTATCGGAGCCGCTCCAGCAACGCCGCAACCAGCAGCACCGCCCAAGCCAGCAACTTCTAATGGCCCACTGATAGAAGGGCTTACTCCAGATCTTACTCAACCATTAACAGTTGGAGGAGTTAATTTAACAAACCCGATAAAATTGGATCCTAATGCCACAGGTCAAACACTGGTGGCACAACCTGGAGTAAATACCCCACCACAAAAAATGAATAAGGAATACTAATGGCCGGTGAGAATATACAACGCAGCACAGGACAACCACGTAATTACAAAACGGATCGTGG